ACCGGACTGGTTAACCACTCCTTGAGCAAACGAGGTGCCGATTGCTTGAATGTTGAGGCCGACGTTTTCATTCGCGGCTCCGTTGTCAAAGCCGGTTGACGTACCAGCCGGTATGCTTATGGCGCGAACCTTCATTCGGTCAGTGCCTGAGATGGCTGTGACCACACATCGCATGGTGATGTTGCCAGCGTTGCCCACGGTCAAACCTTGGATCATGATGACGTGGCCGACACGGAACATAGTCGTGTCTACCACATACAGCATGAATTCGACGTTGACAACAGGCAAGAACGGATCGAGGCCGTCAACAGCGTCAGCTGCCAGACGGAAGGGGCCTTTCGAGGAGCCTTGAGAGGCCGTTGTGGTGATCTGGCGCTTAAACCTCTCCTCCCACCAGTAGAATTCGGGAGAGTTTACCTCTACCGTTTTCATGAGCGACAACAGGCCGATGATTGACATGGCCCCGTTCGGATACTGGTGGAAAACCCTTCTACGATAGTTCTCCTCCCAATATGTCTGTCGAGTCAACGACTCGGTTGATACTAAGCCTAGAATTGGCATGTTATGTCCTTTCGCTTTTGTTGTTTACCGACATGCCCTTCGCGTTGTGCGCGGACGTAAGATTGGTTCATGGTGAGACTTCCAGAACGGTTATTTTTTCGGTGTCGATCACATAATAATGATCCGTGTCGAAAAATACAGCGATTTCTTGACTAGGTGACACAGCAATTCTGTCGGGGTCGTCGATTTTAAAGTCCTGGCCATCGACGAGGCGAAGTACAAACGGCCTGAAAGGGATTTGCTTGACCGAGTCCTTAAGGGTCGATTTATTCATATCTAGTCTACTTCATCGAAAATTGCCATGTCTTTCTTACGACCCTCACGGGTACCTTGCCCCTTCTCGCCACCACCCTGGCCACCACTTGCCAGCGACGCCATACGATTCTTGCCTGTTGCTGTTCCTCCACCCACCCCTGCTACTTTCTTTTCCACCTTGATGTTCATGCGTTTAAGGACTTCGTTTGTCTGGTTGGCGATCTCCTCGAAGACCTTGGCTTGCGTGGGTGCTTTAAACCCAGTTGACTCAAGTTTTGTGGACACAGCCTCAACGATCTCGCTATACGGCTCAAGCTCGCCGTATTTAGAGTAGAAAGCCCTCACCGACGCTTCAGCTCGTTGTTCTGACACGTACCCCGAAATCTCCTCGATGCGTTTGTCACGCTCGGCGAGGAGTTGTTGGACACGGGCTTCGGACATTGTGTTTGCCTGCTTAATGAGGTTGTCACGGAGTTCGTGTACCGCGGCAAGCTGTTCGGCTGTGGGTTCAGCGAACCCGAGCTTTTTCAAGAAGGACGCGTCTGGCTTCCATACGTTGAGCATTTGCTCGATCTCGGCTTGAGTGTACTGACGTTCAGGTTGCTTTGGTGCTCCCTCACCACCGCCACCTGTTGGGATGACACGAGAAAGAATGTCGGTGATGTCGTCCTTGGTGAGACCCGTAGAGGCTGGCTTATCGTCGTCGCCACCCTTGCCATCCTCGCCCTTGTCATCACCGCCCTCGCCACCTTTACCATCATTACCCTCGTGGCCTGTTTGATCGTCGTGATCATCACCGGCCTCACCACCACCCTGATCGCCGCCCATGTCACCGTCAGGACTCAGCAGGTATAGATATTTTTTCAGCACGTTCCGCCTCAGCTTTCTGTTTGTACAACTCGATCTGTTCTGCTAGGATTTGTTGGTACATTTCCAACCCGTTCACGAACCCAATAGCCTTAAAGTGTCGAGGCACGTTCGTCCCGTCATCCTCCAACACCTCCTGCAACTGCCGGTGAGCCATTTCCTTGGCCTCCGTCACCAGAAATTGGTAAAATGGATTGTTGGCTAGAGTCACCAGACCCCTCAGGCACTGCTCCGGCTCGGATGGCAGAGTGGATGTTGTTGATTGTTGCATTGTCTAGGGCGAATCGTTCAGGGTTTTTGATACCACGGAGAACCATGATTTCACGGAGAATCTTGCGAGGGTCGAGGCCGAATAAGACGGCCGCACTGGGATTCTGTAGGAGCATGGTGAGCACCTCTTCCAATGCCTGTGCCGTGTTCATTCTCTCACTCGGTAGGGTGCCATCGAACGCTTCGAACTCGTACTTGCCTACAAGGTCATCCTTCGTCACCCCTATGAAGCCTTGACCAGCTTGAGCTTCTTGTGTCCCGATAATTTTAACGAATTGCTCTTCGTCGAGCCCATCTTGGAGGTTGGACAACATTTGACGTGCCATAGGCTCGAGTGCAACTCGATAGATAACACTAGCGGTCGCTTTGAGCCGGGCAGCCGAACCGCTTGTAACATTACGATGCTCGGTTGCCGACCGACGGCCTGGCTGGAATTGCCCAAGTAGAGTATCGTTGATACCTGTAACGATCTGGACCATTTCCTGGAGGAACTTGGCATCGGTGATGTGAGTGGTGGTAACATCGGTTAGTTGGAGTTGTTTAATTGAACGGTCGATGTCACCCGTTGCAGAGGAGGTGAGGCGAATCACCGGTGACCGCTTATCGAGGTCATCCATGTTAATGTTCTTGGGGTTAACGACGAGCTTGTCTTGGATAACTTTGCGAACATTAGTGATGCGAGAGTTTATAAACCAGGTGATGACATCGGAAAGCATCCCGATGGTGTCCATGAGGCCGTCGCCAATGTGGACGTTATCGTCATAGATGAAGGGGGCGACGATATAGGTAAACTGATTGTGAAGATAGCCGAGGGGTTCGCATTTGATAACGCGCTGGTTATTGGCTAGCCAGATGACGTATTTGACTGGGTATTCCTCTTTACCAAGAGGGACCCCGTCGATCTCGTATTTGGCAGGCACAAGTTCGCGTTGTATCTCGGTGACAAGGACGGTCTTTTTAACCTGTCCGTCACCACGCATTCCTGATCCTGGTGAAAAGGCACCAAGAGATTCCTCGCCAGTGTCGTAACGATAACCCCTTATTATCTCGAACTCTTTGTTGATCGGGCGTATGAAGTCGACACCTGACACCAGTCCCTCATTCTCCCATTGTTTAAGTTGCGACATGCTATAGAGGTCCTCTGATGCACAGAACTCGCCCTCTTGGTAACGAACGAGAGGCAAGCGGGTGTCGGGGAAGAAGCGGTATGGGGAGATGTGGACAATCTTGTTACCTTGGTATTTGACCACCTCACGCTCTGTTTCTTGTGTCCGTGGAGCCGTCATTCGGATGCCTAGAAGAGAGGTTCCAGGCACCTGCTTCTGTTCCACGATTCGCTGGGTTTCCGTGTGCCACATGACCTTAAAAATGCCAAGGCCGAAACGGGCAATGTCGCGGAGGAAAAGGTCCAAGAGGGCCTCGAACTTATTGTAAGAGAGGTTATACGCCAGAAGGGCCTCACCAACTTTGGCAGGCATATCGTCGTCAGATGTAAACCCCTCAAGCTCAAAGATGCGGTCACGTTGTGTGTAGAGAGAGTAACAGAAAGCGACGAACGTCTGCGCCTGCGAGAAGGCAATGGGGATGACCATTTTCTCTGGTTCCCCACGCTCTCTAGCTTTGACGTCCTCTGCATCACGTGGCCGGATAGAACGGAAGATTTCGTCGTTGCGATCCCACTTGGCATAATAGCCCTCCATTCGACGGCGCGAGATGGTCACCAACGCGCGAGAGTCCGTCAACATCTGTTTCTGGAACGAGGACTGTTCCTCGTTCTTCAGGTCACTGATGATGGAGTCTTCCATGCTACGACGGAGGAACAGTCAACGGCGGAAGGCCGGCACGCTGGCGGGCCTCGTCGATATAGAGATCGTACGGCTTGAGACCGAGTGCAAGGATTTTGTCCCATGACTCTTTTGTGGGCACACCGTGTTCCTCAAACACCTGCCAGAGTTTGTACGCGCCTTCAATGCCGTACTTGACGATTAAGGGGATTAATTCAGACCATGTCATAGTGGTTACTTTCTAAAGATGTTAATGATAGAGAAAAGGTCCGTGGCAGCATCGACGAGAGCGACTGGTGGAGGAACGCTAGTGGCTCCTTGTGCGTCATTGACGGCGATCACCAGGGCCTTTTCGTATTTGCTTTTGAGGTCACGTACCTTGGCTTGAGTTGGCACATCAACCTTGCCAGCCACGACCGCATCCGCATACGCTTTCATACCTTCGTCGACGGAGACGACAAGGGAGGAAATGGTCTTGTAGGCAATGGTTTGTGGGGTGTCCTTGCACGATGAGGCCGTGACAAGGATTGCCAGGAGTAGGATGACGGACATCTTTTTCATATTTTCTTTAACTTCTTTTTGTTTTCTATGTCGATTTCCTTCATTACTTCTTCGCTAACCTTTGGCTCC